ACTAAAACATCTTCATCTTCTTGATCATATGCTACCAATTCAACTATTTCTGTTTTTTGTGGTAACATTTCTCTTACTATATAAGTATTATCTTTTTCTTCTATATCCTCTGGTAGTGATTCGTATAATTTAAAAATTGCAGAATATGGTACTTGAGGAAATGTTTCTATATCAGATTTTATATTTGTAACTAAATGCATTTGATCACCGCCAAAATGTAAATAAGTATATAAATCTCGTTTATAATTTGTTTTGTAGGCAATCATCCAGTTTTCAAAAGTTGTGTTAGCCTCTCGATAAACACCATCTTCATACTCTGGAAGTAAATTCAGTCGCGCTATTTTTTCTCTGACTTGATTATAACTTACATTAAGTGTAAGTACATTATCACTTACACTTGTTATTTTTGCAGTAAAAGGTGATATAATTGGCGCATATTCTGGAAATTCAGGTACAATTCGTATTTCTATTATTCCTTCATCAAGCATCTCCCAATTGGGTTGGCCGTATTTGGCCAAGTCTGTTAAAGTCCTACCACGAATTTGCCATTCTGTGGCTTCGGTTGGATCAAATGTAAACACTATGGAATTATCCGGTGCTTCTTGGGTATTTATTGATACCCAACTACCCCCTACTGCTTTCTTTGCCCAATTATAACCGTCTATGTTTTCTCCACTATTATCTATAGTTATTGTAATTCCCGAAGTGTTTTCAGATATGACATACCCATTAGCATCTGTACCTATTACACCTATGGTATATTCTGTAGCTGTGGCAGTTACAAAACCAGGTTGAAATGGTTCCAATTCTGGTCCTTGGGATGCTTCTTCTAACGGTTTATTAAATAATTCTTCTTTAGAAGGTATTTCTTTGTAAGGTATACCCATAACTTACGGTCTTCCTGTTTCAATACACGCCGGTAAATGTATGGTAGATTCTAGACCATCTTCTTTTATTGTTAATTCTATACCTACATGCATATCATAACTATTTAATTTTAATTTAATTTCACTACCTTCAGTACTATTCAATTCACTTATACTTGCTCCATCAATTTCTTGCACCCTCCCACTAACGGGAAGTATTTCAACATCTTCTCCAAATACAAGTGGATCCCAAGTGTCTTTATCACTTGGGTCATCATTATCATACCCTGTAATTCGCCACGTATAACTTATTGAAGCACCGGTGGAGGTTTTGACAGAATTACTTTTTATTTTAATTTCACCACCTGGTTTATATGTCGGTGGATTAAATTTATCATCATGTAAATTCTTTATTGCATCTAAATTCCCTGGGGGACTGAACTCGAATATATCAACATCAACATCGACATACCAAGATTCATTATGTTCGGCCGCCCAAGCTTGGGTAAAATCATAAGTGGCTATATTATCTTCTACACCAACAAAATGTTTATATATCACTCCATTGGGAACTTCTAAATTACTCGGATTACCCTTTTGTAATAATGCTGTATCCCAATTAGAAATATAAAATTGCGCTCGGAGTTCAGTACCCACAGTTTCTTCAGTAGATGATTGTGGTGATCTGTATCCCTGAGGCATTGGTAATTGATATTGACCAGTAACAAAAACATCAGGTAACATTACTGTACCACCTACCATTTGTTGTAAAAACTGTGCGGCTGAATCTTCTACTTCTAATTGATAACTTTCACCTAACTCATTTCCAGTACCATCTGCTTTAAATTTTAAACCTGTACTGACTGTTTCAGAATCTGCCTCTACTCTTTTATTTGTATATTGAACATCATAAAAATCTCTCAAATATTTTTCTTCTTTAATATTTAAAGGAATTAATCTTACTTCTTTTCTAGTTGGTGATATTTCATGTATAAGATATTTATATTCTTTTATAAACAAATCATTACCAATTCTAGCTCTATCTGTTGGATTACTTGGATCGAAATCTCCAGTATATCTCTCATTATTTATATCAACTAATACATATTCATATGAACCCGCAACTTTTCTTAAAAAATTATATTTAACTACATAACGACCTCTATCATAACCTAATTTTCTTAATATAGTACCTGTTTTTAATTTTATTCCTTCTCCCTCATCATATATATAATCTCCACTATCAACTACAGCACTTTCTAAAAAAGTCTCATTTGTATCATATATTAAAACTTCAATATAATCATTGGGATTTTCAGTAAACTCTCCTCCTAAATATGCATGCTCTGCACTACTTAAATCAATATTTGCTCCGGCATATAAAAGGTCTGAATCTATTTTATTTAATCTACTCATTATTCTATAGGATCTCCATTTGGTATCTTTTTTAATATAGACATCTTAAAAGTTTTTAAATCATTACGAATGTGTCCATTACCAAAAAAAGCAGATAAACTTAAAAATATCCTTTTCTGATTACCTTCTATACGCCACTTTCTATTATCTTCTGCTATTGCATTTTTTACAACATCTCCATTTGCCATTCCTTCTGGTAATTCGTCCGCATATAAATCTTCTGCTAATTCAGTTATATTTCTATCAATAATACTCTCTAAATTATTTGTTTTAATATATACTTTTTGTAACCTATTATTTACTGTAAGTTGTTTTTTTCTTTTATCTATTACGTCAGGAAGTAAAACAATATCAGGATCATTTTTTGCTGCTAACAATTCTGCTGTAGTATATTTTGACCAATCTAATTCATTTAAAAATGTATAAAGACTATTATTTATATCTACATCTTCAATTCCTAATCCAGTAAAAATATCCTCAAATGAATATAACACATTATCTTTTCTAAAATCGTTTTCTGATAAAGCTGCCATACCAGCAAGATATTTTGTTCTTAATTGTTGAATAAATTCTTGATAAAACTCTACATTTTCTAACTCAACTCTTGTATATGGCATTACAGCGAAACCTTAAATGTAAATCCTTCATCAAAATATTGATCTGTTTCGTCTACCGTACCACTACCACTTACTACTCTAAATCTAAGAGTGTAATATCTTTCTGGTTGATAACCATTCATCCAAAGATTAAAATAATTACCAGTTGAATCACAACTTAATTTAGAACCACTACCAAAAGGTACTATAACATCTTCTGTTTCGGCATCTACAATTGAATAGTATGAAGAACCACTTGGTAAATATTTTGCAGTTAAATTAGACGGTGTTGTTGAATATGTCTTATCTGGAAATCTTTCACGACCGACAACTCTAAAACGAGTTTTAGATTTTTCTTTATATTCTTCTCGTAATCCTTTCATATAAAAAACCGTATCCTCTAAATTAGTTCGAGATAATGCTGATAATGAGCCCGTGGACCATTTAGAATCGTCCCATACAACTTCCAAAGTTGGTGGATATTTTGTATGAGTATCAGATGAGAAAAATGCTAAATTACCAAATCTATCTGTATTACCTTCATCACTACCAGTATTTGCATTCGCTATACTACCACTACGTTTAATCATAAAACCTTCATTAGGTATTGAACCACTCAACCAATTTTTTACAATATCTGTTACTTCCATCCTCATATCTGAAGTTTTATGATTAAATCCAAAAGACTCTTGAAATCCACTACCAGAATACCATTGGCCTCCAGATGAACTTACCGTATTAAGCCAAAGTTTTCCATTAGTTTTACCGTGTCTATATATCCAACTTGCTCCTTCTTTAGATATCGGGTCATCATAAGTATGTCCGCCGCCCATTGTCCAAGAACCACTTATTGGGTGTGCATATAAACTTTGAGAAACTGCTAAATTACTTGAACGAGCGTCATATAAATTTAAATAATACCGTGAACCTGCTGTACTTGGTGTCGGTATTAAACCAGACACTATTGAACTAGAAATAAATGATAAATCAAACTTTATTAAAATACGAGAAACATTTACTGAAGCTCCAGTATCACTAACATCTTTTTTAATTTCTAATATTTCATCCAGACCAGTATTCATGCTACTACTTGCTTGGTAAAGTGTTGTGTCTTTGTCTGCGAATGTAAAATAATGCATTAACTTACTCCATTATACCTAAATTATCACCTAAAACTCTACCTTTAATATCAGAGTTAGGAAATTTAACTTCAAAAATACTTGGGTCTAAAGCAGGATATAATATGCTTTCTATCATTCCACTTTGTATATCATAAAAATTACCCGAATACCCATCTTGTATTTTATATTTATTTTCTACCACTATTGGTAACTTATCAGGGTTATTTTCCGTTGGTGCTACTACTGAAGCAACTCCATCAATTAATGACAATTCATATGCTATATCCGTTAATATTATTGGTTGACCAATTTGCCATCTATCTATATCAAAGAACTCTTTAACTGTAGATATACATCTAAGAAGTACATCATTCTTATTAAATCCAAGTTTAGTTAAAATTGCAAAATTAACTGAGATGTTTATAATATAAGCATCTTTAATATTAATTGCGTCAGTTGCCAATCTATATTGTGATAAATAAGTTTTTAAATTTTGTTTTACTGTTTGATTTAATGGTGCTAAATTTTTATTTACATTATATCCAAGAGTGTATAAATTCATTGCTAATGGATTCGGTATTCTTGCTGAAATTGATTTAACTGATTTACCAACATCTTGAGCTGTAATCAAACTATTTTGTTTTTCTATACCTACAGTTTCATTAAGTTGATCATCTTGTACCATAAATGCCTTAGCTATATTACCATATTTAGGTGGTAAAGAATAAACTCTTACTATATAATCTTCTTTAGTAACTGCTCTTTGTTGTGCTTGATAATATGCAAGTGCACTTTCACGAACTTCTCTAATACTTTGTCCTGCAGAACCTCCAGTTGCTGGATTTGGATTAGTAACTGCTAATGAATCTTTAGCATTCTGTACTAATGTGGCTGATAATAAATTATCTGCTATGTCAAAACTAACACTTGATACTTCTGTAATATTATTTGCATTAGCATTATCACTAATACCTCCTCCGTGTGCATATTTAACTGTAAGTGTTGTATTAGATGGTGCTAACCCAAAAGCTTTTGTTTTTAAAAAATTTGAAGGGTCAAATGCTTTCGTTAAATGGGACGGACTACCTGGTAATGTAGAACCAACACTATCTGGATTTGGTATTATCTCTTCATCTGCATTGTCTGATATACCAGCTCCAAATCTTAATATTGTTTTATCTTTCTCATCTATATATGTAGTAAATCTACGAGAAGTTTTCTTTAGTTTTAAAATATATGGAGCAGTATCAGCATTAATAACTGAAGTTGGGTCATTAGTTGAATTATTTTCCATATCTTCAAAAATTGTATCTCTTGCGAGAGAATCAACTTCATACCAACTATTATTATCTGTATCTGTTACTGAAATTATTTCTATAATATCTGTATTTGATAATTTAACTTGTGAATATTTTTCAGCTGAATTAAATGTAAATGTTTCTGAAGCTACTGTACCACTCTCTACTTTAACTTTTTTCTTCAATAACCATTTTGTTGGTGTAGAACCGTCTTTTTCAAATATAGTAGTTTCACGTGGACTATATGAACTCGTGAATTTGAAATTACAATCTTCTACTGTTCTAAATGTTGTTCCTGTAGAACTTGCCTTTACCGTCATTCCAGATTTTACATTTAATGCATATCTATAATCTGGTTTATTATTTACTGCCGGAATTGTATGAAATACATCTAACACTGCTGATGCTGGTGATGTTGTTTTAGGTTTGTAACCAAATGATTGTGCTATGTTATAAACATTTCTTTTTTCTTCAGCATAAGCTAATAATGATTCTCTAAATGTAGAATCTATATAATAAGAAAGTACATCTCCGACATAGGCTGCCATTTCTATGAACATCATACCAGGTGAAGCTTCATTAAAATCATTATAAGTATTTGGAAAATACTGTTTAGCAAATTCTATAAGATTATCTCTAAAATCACTAAAATCTTTATTAAGATAATTTACTTCTTTAACTACGTTCTTTTTTATACTTGTTCGAGCCATTTATATTTCCTATTTAAGTTATTGAATCAAATGCTACTAATACAGTATTTTCTTTAAATGATTCAATAGTAATTGAATATTTTATTTGTACATAAATTTTACTTGCGTTACCATCATCCGTTAAAACTTCTATCTCATTTATAATAATATAAGGTAACCACTGTTCAACTGTATTTTTAACATCTAACTCAATTGATTCAATTAACTCATCATCTACTTGTTCAAAACAAAGTCTTCTTAAATTACTACCAAATTCAGGTTGATATGGTCTTTCTCCTCGTTGAGTTAAAAGTAAATTTGTTAAATTATACTCTGCTTGTTCAAAAGAAGACTTTGTTAATTCAAAATCTGTATTAGTACCTTGTCTAATAGGATATGTTAATCCTATATAAACATCTGGATTTAAATCTAATTCTTTTGCACTTGAAGCCATCTACTTATCCTTTTTTATCCATAGCTTTCATTAAACCACTGTAATCTCTTGTTAAAGCATTTGTTACGTGTTCAGGAACTTCTTCCAACGATTTACCTGCTTTTTGAAGAGTATCTACAGCTACCATATCACGTTGAACCTCTTCTGATCTACCATAACCCATAAGTTCACTCATACGTGAAGAATCAAATGTCCCGCCACTTAAAGTCGGATAGTCACCAGATTGGTTTTCTGAGTTAATTAATCCAACTGTTTCATTTAAAGCTTTATTTAAAGATTTATTTTTAGTGAAGTGTTTTTCTCTATTTGGTTTCGGTTTTTGTGGAGCTACGCTTTTTAATTGAGTGTTAGTCTCCTCTTTAATAAATATCTTTTTTATTTCTTTTTTAACTTCTCTACGAACTGCTTCTTGTATGATTTTTTGTAACTCTTGTTTAGTCATAATTAACTCCTTACAGGTTTTTTATTTTTTCTAATGTTTCTAATTTTTCCATGTCAACATCTATGTTTGATATATCTGGTTTTGATATATCAGGTAATTTTACTTCAGGTATTTCAAATATTTCTGGTATCTTAGGTAAATCTGGTAATTTAAAATTTGGGTCTGCCACTTTTACATTTTTATTTAAAATGTTTTTTGTATCGGGTAGCAATTTTAATAGCGCTTGTATGGTTTTACCAGCTCC